CGTTTACTATCAAAAATCCTAATGCCAAATCTACATGTGGATGTGGTTCAAGTGCTGCATTTTAACCTTGACAAATAATGTTAGACCTAGTATAATGGTTTAAAATAATTGGAGTATATTATGGAATTAAATAGAGATGGCGATGGGTTTCTCATCAATACAAGTGATTGGTCAGAAGATGTCATGAATCAAATGGCAACAGAAGATAACTTTGAAATCACAGAAGAAATCAAAACTTATATAGACAAAGCAAGAGAAATGTACAATGCAACAGGTACAGTTCCCGCTGTTCGTAATTTTGCAAAAGAATTTGGAATGGATAGAAAGGCAAGTAAATTATATGATGTTTTTAAATCAGGCCCAATGAAAAAGATTGCAAAATATGGTGGTTTACCCAAACCAACAGGTTGTGTTTAATGGCAGATGATAAAAACACGATTCATACCCCTAAGACATTTTCTTTAGAAATAGAGAAGATTGCTTTTGATAAAAGATGTACACATTTGGAAGCAATATCAATCTATTGTGAACAGATGGGTATTGAACCTGTATCTACAGCAAAATTGTTAACAAAAAGTTTAAAAGAAAAAGTAGAGGCAAATGCTATAGACTTAAACTATTTACCTAAGTCTGCAAAACTACCTATGTAATGCAACCAATAGATGCGTATTTAATGTATTGTGCTATGAAAGCACATTTTGATAAAAGTGATTATGACTTTGTAAAATACAATGGTAAATCTAAAGTATCAAGAGATTCATTCTATAAAAGAAATGATAGAGTTTTTTTTGTTAAACTTACTCGTAAGTATAAAAGTAAACAAGATATACAAGACTACTTACTAGCTAACTTCTTAGTACACCCAAAAGGTTGGGTGGGTAAATTTGATGAAGATAATTATATACAATGGCAAAGAAAGATACAAAGTTTAAGTTATACATTTAAATCAGAGATTGAATCAATATTAGACAAAGATTTAATAGCAGTATCTGCCAATAAACATCCTAAACTATTAAAAGAATATCTTGGTAAAAGAGTATCATTAGAAAGTATGGTTATACTCGATAGTATATTACAGTTTCATAAAGTATGGAATGTTAAACTTGAAGAAGATTATGCATGGAAAGATGTTTATAAACTTATGATTAATTATAAATCATTTTTAAAATTTGATAGTGAAAGTTTTAAGTTAATATTAAAAGGATTAATGTCGTGACAATGGATTGGTATATTAAATGGTTTTCAAGTATAGTTTTGATAATAGGTGCAACAACAACAGCTATGAATCTATATCCATTTAATATGTATTTTCAATTTGTAGGTATTACTGGTTGGTTAGTAGTGGGCATAATGTGGAAAGATTGGTCACTAATAATTGTTAATATAGTAGGTTCAGTTATCATGTTAGTAGGTATTATACATTATCATTTTTATACAGATTGGTATCTACACATTTATGAAAGAGTTATAGAGGCAAGTTTATGAAAGCACTAGTTTATGGAAATGGAGAATCTAGAAAAGATTGGAACATAACCAAATCTTATAAAGGATTTACCACATGGGGATGTAATGCAATTTACAGAGATTGTAAAGTTGATAATTTAGTTGCTATTGATTATGAGATACAACAAGAAATATACAAGTCTGGTTATCCAATAAAAAATAGATGTCATTTTGCAGATTGGGCAATACTAGAAGGTTTTGACCCAGAGTTTATAAAAGAGGGGTTTTCACCATTAAATATATTTGAAACACCAAAAAGAAATGATGGTGGTGGTTATGGTTGGTATGATAGAAAAAATTGTGTAGTTCAAGGAAAAGAATATGAAACTGCAGAGAAAAACTATCAAGAGTTAACAACCAAGTTTCCAAATTTAGATAAAGAAGATGCTAAGAGAAAATGTTTTAAAAATGTAGGTCTTTACATTACATGGGTAGAAGATAAAGATAAAGTAAACAATATAGAATTCCCTAGAAACTGGTGTGCAGGTGCAACGGCATTACACTTAACATGTCAAGAGGGTGCTGATGAAGTATACATGTTAGGATTTGACCTAAGTGATTGTGATGAACCTCTTAATAATATTTACAAAGGAACAGATAACTATTTACCATCTGATTCAAAAGGATTTAATACTGATGAATGGGTAAGTCAATTAATCACAGTATTTAAAGAATTTTCTGAAACACAATTCTATTGGGTTGTTGATTCAGAAAAGCAACCACTAGAGTGTAATAATGTCAAAAGTATTTCATATGAAACCCTTGACAAACTTTGCAATACCTAGTATAGTTGCAAGATTAACTATTATAAATAGTTATGTATCGCAAGATACACATTTAAACATACGATAAAATATAATAACATACGGAGAAAAAATATGTCATTAGATAACCTAAAGAGTAGTGGGTCTCTTAATAAGCTGTTAGATGCTGCAAAGGGCGAAACTGCACCTCAAGAGAAAAAATCATATGTAGATGAAAGGTTGTGGAAACCAGAACTAGATAAGTCTGGTAATGGATACGCAGTCATTCGTTTTCTACCTGCCGTTCAAGGTGAAGACTTGCCATGGGCAAAAGTTTGGAATCATGCATTTCAAGGCCCAACAGGTCAATGGTACATTGAAAACTCTCTTACAACACTCAATCAGAAAGACCCTGTTTCTGAACATAACACTAGATTATGGAATACAGGTTTAGAATCTGATAAAGAGATTGCTCGTAAACAGAAAAGAAAATTACAATACTTCTCAAACATTTATGTAGTAAGTGATACGAAACACCCAGAGAATGAAGGTAAAGTATTCTTGTTCCGTTACGGAAAGAAAATCTTTGATAAGTTAACTGCTGCTATGTCACCAGAGTTTGAAGATGAAAAGGCAATCAACCCATTTGATTTTTGGGAAGGTGCTAACTTCAAATTAAAAATCAGAAAAGTAGATGGCTATTGGAACTATGATAAATCAGAGTTTGAAGATACATCTAAACTATTTGAAGATGACGCTGATGCAGATAAAGTTTGGAAAGCACAACACTCTCTTGCAGAGTTTACTGCTCCAACAAACTTTAAATCTTATGATGAGTTAAAATCTAGACTAGATGCAGTCCTTTCTGGTACTGTAAAAGTTGGTAATGTTGCTGATGATTTAGATGATGCACCTGTTGCAACACCTAAAGTTGATACAAAACCTGTAACTACAAAAGTGGAAACACCTGTAGTTGAGGAAGATGATACATTAGCATATTTTGAAAAACTAGCTGAGTAATCTATCGAGTGCCTCTATTCTATAGGGGCACTTTTCTTGTATAATTCTATACAATCCTTATAAATAAACATATGGCAAGAAGTAAATATATCCAAAGTGTTTTAGACGCTGCAGGTGGTAGACCTAAATCAACCCAATGGTTTCGTGATAAAATCAAAGAGTTTGGTACCCCAAAGTCTGCAGATTTAATTCGTGATGGTAAAAGAACATCAGTGCCTACCTTTGGTATACTAAATATGTTTGTATATGACCCTAAGTTAAAGGATAAGTTACCATATTATGATACATTTCCTTTAGTATTACCCATTGAAGAATATAACAATGGATTTTTAGGAATCAATTTACATTATCTATCTATGCCTATGAGATTAAGATTATTAGATAGATTAGTAGATTATAGTAATAATAACAAGTTTGATGAATCTACAAAATTAAGAGTGGATTACAGTAAATTAAAAAAAGTAGATTTAATTAAACCTTGTCTAAAAAGATATTTAGCAAGTAATGTTAGAACTAAGTTTAGAAAAGTAGAGGCAGATGAATTTATGATTGCAACACTATTACCTGTACAGAGATTTAAGAAACAATCTGATAGTCATGTATTTGCAAAATCAAGAGGAATGATATAATGGCTGATTTAAGTCAATTTGTAGAAGCTACATCAGCACTTGCAATTAATGAAATACTTGCACCAATAAGAGATGATGAAGGTATTGCGTTACCTTCAAAGTATGAAGTAATATTCTTCCCACCATCAGGTACAAGAGGTTCAGGTGGAGCAGGTGCAACATCAAATTTATTTTCACAAATTATGTT